GATTATGAAGATGACGAGTTAGAATATAAGTTAAAAAGTTTTGTTTATTATTGAGGTAGTTACTAATGGCTATTGAAAGATCTATTGCTCAAATGATGGAAGCTCCTGAAAACGAGGAGCTAGAGATCGAAGTAGAAGCCGAAGAACAACCTTCGTTATTCGCTTCCGACGATACTGTTATGTTAGAAGACGGTAGCGCAATCGTCGGTTATGTAGAAGACGAAGAAGAAACTGAAGGCGACCACTTTAAAAACTTAGCCGAAGATATGGATCAAGGTGAACTTGAAGCCCTTTCTTCTGAATTAATTTCTTCATATAAAGACGACCTAGAGTCTCGCCAAGAATGGCTTGACCAGTATACAGAAGGTTTAGATTTATTAGGTATAAAAACAGAAGAACGCGATGAACCTTTTCGTGGGGCTTCTGGTGTTACGCACCCCCTAATTGCAGAAAGTGCTACGCAGTTTCAAGCAGGAGCATATAAAGAATTATTGCCTCCTGGTGGTCCAGTACAAACTCGTATTATTGGTTCAGAATCTAAAGAAGTTTTAGACCAAGCTGAACGTATCCGTAATTATATGAACTATATGGTTTTAGATGTTATGGAAGAATTTGATCCTGAATTAGATCAAATGTTATTTTATCTTCCGTTAGCTGGTTCTACTTTTAAAAAGACATATTTCGACCAGACTAAAAACCGTCCTGTTAGCAGTTTCGTTATGCCCGATAACTTAGTTGTTGCATATACTGAAACAAGTTTAGATACAACGCCTCGATTTACCCATGTTATTAATATGAACGGTAATGATGTGCGTAAACTTCAAGTATCGGGGTTTTATCGAGATATTGATATATTAGAAGACGAAAACCCCTCAGAAACTGAAGCGGCTGATAAAATACAAGAATTAACAGGTTTCCGTAGAACTGCTCAAGCAGGTGATGTGTTTTCTATTTTAGAAATGCACGTTGATTTAGATCTTCCTGGATACGAAGACGAACAAGAAGACGAACCTACTGGAATCGCCCTTCCTTATGTTGTAACTATACATGAAGAATCTAACGAGATTTTATCTATTCGTAGAAACTATAGAGAAGACGATATTGATAAAACAAAGATAAAATATTTTACCCATTATAAATTTCTTCCTGGATTAGGGTTTTATGGGTTTGGTTTAGTACACATGATTGGTGGTTTAACTAAATCAGCAACGTCTATTTTGCGTCAATTAATTGATGCAGGAACATTAGCAAATTTACCTGCTGGGTTTAAAGCAAGAGGTCTTCGCGTTCGGGATGAAGACCAACCGCTCCAGCCAGGAGAGTTCCGTGACGTTGATGCACCTGGAAGCTCGATTCGTGAGGCTATAATGCCCTTGCCTTACAAAGAGCCATCAGCAACGCTCCTCCAAATGCTTGGTGTGCTCATCGAAAGCGGCAGACGTTTCGCGTCCGTCACGGATATTAATATAGGGGAAGGTAGTCAAGCTAACCCTGTAGGAACAACAGTTGCTCTATTAGAACAAGGTACTAAAGTTCTTAGCGCAATTCATAAACGTCTTCATTTTGCACAACGCCAAGAACTCCGTATTCTTGCCAACGTTATTCGTGATTACCTACCTGCCGACTACCCATACGAAGTAGAAGGTTATAATACAGATGTAAAACGCGACGATTTTGACGAACGTATTGATATTGTTCCTGTAAGCGACCCTGCTATGTTTAGTATGAGTCAGCGTGTTACTTTAGCTCAGACGCAATTACAATTAGCGCAGTCTGCGCCACAAATACACGATTTACACGAAGCCTACCGTAGAATGTATTCTGCATTAAATATTCAAAATATTGATAAAATACTACCGCCTAAAGACGAGCAATCACCAAAAGACCCTGTATCAGAAAATATTGATTCGCTTATTGGGAAACCGCTTAAAGCGTTCCAAACTCAAAATCACGATGCGCATATTGCTACTCACGCGGCATTTATTCAAGACCCGAATATACAAAAGAATAATATCGCCGTACAAGTAATTATGTCGCATATGCAAGAACACTTAGGTATGAAGTATAAGCAACAAGTTGAACAACTACTAGGCGCACCGCTTCCGCAAGAAGGTCAAATTATGTCGCCTGAACAAGAAGCAATGTTAGCTCAGGCTACTGCTCAGGCTACTCAACAAATTAGCCAAATGGCACAACAAGCCGCTGGTACTGGTCAGTTTGATCCGATTGTTAAGTTGAAAGAACAGGAACTTCAAATACAACAAGCTGAAGTCCAGCGTAAAGCTATGGCAGACCAACAACAAGCACAGCTTGATGCCGCTAAGTTGCAACAAGATGCGCAACTTAAACGTGAAGAAATTTTGTCCGATGAAGATATTGCCGCGCTTCGGGCTAACGTAACCCTTGCTACTAGGAGAAAATAAATGGCTAATGATCAAAAACTTCGCGAAGCGTTTTTCGAAAGTCAGTTTGACGATTTTATGTCTTTTGACGAGTTTAAAGAAAAAGTAGGCAACCGAGACGTTCGAGAAATAGATATGTCAGAAATGGAAGTAGATCGCCGTTCTACAGGAGGGTCAAGAATGACTGATAAACAAAAGAAATTTGCTGCTTTAGCGGAACCAAAAGACGAAATTACCTTTGCAGATAAGATCGTAGGTGCTACAAAGAAAAATAATAAAGTAAGAAAAGCTAAAGATGGCGCGTATGGCGGCGGTGATTATGGAGGCGATGAAGTAATAGCTTCTAGTTCATGTAAAGGTGCTGGCGCGGCTATTAGAGGAACAAAGTTTATCGGAGTACGATAATGGATTTAATCACCTATTTATTAGGTAAAATCGAAAAAAGACAAGCAGAAATTAGCGAAACGTTAATGTCTAATGGTGTTGCAGATATGTCGCAATACCAATTTTATATGGGTCAAGTTTCTGCTCTTGGCGATATAGAACAAACTTTAACTGAAACCCGTAACCGCATGGAGACTGCTGACGATGAGTAAAAGTTATTCGTTCCTGACCACATAATCGAGGAACGCCGAGCCGCTAAAGAAGCGGAATCGCAAAAGAAAAAAGATTTATTAAATCCTTCTACTTTTGCCTTACCTAATGAAGTAGACGAATCACGCCCTGCGTTAGATCGTTTACCGAAACCTACAGGTTGGCGTATCCTTATACTTCCATATGTTTTACCCGATACAACAAAGGGTGGTGTTTTAATTTCTGATGAAACGCGAGAGCGTAATCAGTTAGCAACCACTGTTGGTTATGTCGTTAGTCTTGGACCAGACGCTTATAAAGACGAAGGGAAATTTCCCGACGGTGCGTGGTGTAAAGAAGGCGATTGGGTAATGTTTGGTCGTTATGCTGGTTCTCGTTTTAAAATTGATGGTGCAGAGCCTCGTCTTTTAAATGATGACGAAGTTTTAGCAGTTATTCAAGATCCACGTGATATTGTAGCAATTTAGGAGTTGTAAATGGCAGAAGAAAAGGATCAAGTCGAAGATCAAGAAATCGATATTGAGGTAGAAGAAGAACAGGAACAGGAACAACAAGAAGTAAAAACTGTTTCTGAAGATTCTTCTGATAACGAACACGAACAATATTCTGACGGTGTAAAAAAGCGAATTGATCGTTTAACGTATAAAATGCGTGAAGCTGAGAGACGTGAACAAGCCGCTTTAGATTTTGCTAAAAAACTCAAAGAAGAAAACGAACAATTAAATAAAAGCAATACTGAAGTAGGTTCTGCGCTAATTACGGAATCTTCTGGTCGAGTTAAAAGCCAATTAGCAGAAGCTAAACGCGCTGTAAAACTTGCTTACGAAGAAGGCGACTCTGATGCATTAGCTAATGCGCAAGAGCTTGTCGCTAGACTTAGTGTAGAAAATGATAGAATTTCTCGTGAGGAAGTTCAATATAAGAAAAAACTTGAAGAAAAAGTAGAAACAGAAGTTTCTATTCCTCAGCCGCAGAATACTCAACAACAACAACCAGTTAACCCTGATCCCCGTGCAGAACGGTGGGCAGAACAAAACGATTGGTTTGGAAAAGATGAAGCTATGACCTTTACAGCTTTCTCAATTCACCGTAAACTGATCGAAGAAGAAGGGTTTGACCCGTCTTCTGATGATTATTATGCAGAGATTGATAGTCGTATGCGTAATGAGTTTCCTCAACGTTTTGAGGGAACGACTTCTGGAAAACGGAGACCCGCCCAAACCGTTACTCCAGCAACCCGTAATACTAAATCAGGGCGCAAGACAGTTCGTTTGACCCAAAGTCAAGTGGCTATCGCTAAAAAGCTAGGTGTTCCACTCGAGGAATACGCGAAACACGTGAAGGAGGCTTAAATTATGTCTGATATTAACAAGAGGACTCCACGTGCCGCCGAAACCCGCTCAAGGCAAGAGCGCAGAAAACCTTGGAAACCAGCTTCTTCCTTAGAAGCACCGACGCCACCTGAAGGCTATAAATTCAGATGGATTAGAACAGAAGTTCGAGGTCAAGAAGACCGTAAGAACGTTTCTGGTCGAATCCGTGAAGGGTATGAACCTGTTCGCGCAGAAGATTACCCCGACTTCGACGCGCCTACTATCGATGATGGTCGGCATGCAGGAGTTATCGGTGTAGGTGGATTAATGCTGACAAAGGTGCCAGAAGAGATCGCTGAAAGCCGTGCTGAATATTTTGAGGAACAAACTTCCGACCAAATGACAGCGGTAGACAATGATCTTATGAAGGAACAACACCCTTCCATGCCGATTTCTAAAGAACGGCAATCTCGTGTAACCTTTGGTGGTCCGAACACTAAGTAGGCCACTGTATTTTAACTTTGTGATTAGGAGTAAGACAAATGGCAAATAACGACGCCCCTTTTGGCCTTAAACCTGTTCGTCACTTGGGTGGTGTAGCTAACTTCACTGCCAACGAATATGTAATTGCGTCCGGTGCAACTGGTCCAATCTACTACGGTTCTCCAGTTATTATGGATGCCGCTGGTGGTGGTGACATTCTTGTTGCGGCAACTGGTGCTACAGATATCGTTGGTGTGTTTGGTGGCTGTAATTACACAGACCCGACGAGCGGTAAACCAACTTGGAGTAACTATTATCCTGGAAGCGTTGCTGCTTCCGATATTGTTGCCCAAATTTATGACGATCCAAAGATCGTTTTTGAAGTTCAGTCTGCTGGTACTGCAACGCAAGCCGATGTAGGTGCTAACGCTGATATGACCACAATCGACGCTGGTAGCTCAACTACTGGTAAGTCTTCTGCCGAAATTTCTGGCACAACGGCTTCTGGTACAGCACAGCTTCGTATTATTGGTCTTTCAAAAGATCCGGATAACAGTGATACGTCAGCTGCAAACGGTAACGTGTATGTTCTAATTAACGAACATGCTTACACTCAAACTACTGGCACTAAGTAATTAGGAGAGTTTTAAATGCCTATTTCACGCGCACAACTCGCCAAAGAACTTGAGCCAGGTCTCAATGCCCTCTTTGGCCTAGAGTATGGTCGTTACGAAAACGAACATGCTCAAATCTTCGAAACAGAGTCTTCTGACCGCGCTTTCGAAGAAGAGGTGATGCTTACCGGATTCGGTAGCGCACCTGTAAAAAATGAAGGTGGAGCGGTTAACTTCGATGACGCACAAGAGTCATTTACTTCCCGCTACACCCACGAAACTATTGCTCTTGCTTTTTCCATTACGGAAGAAGCTGTAGAAGATAACTTGTATGACCGTTTGGCATCTCGTTATACAAGAGCATTAGCTCGTTCAATGGCTCATACAAAGCAAGTTAAGGCGTCTAACGTTCTTAATAATGCCTTTAACTCCAGTTTTACTGGCGGTGACGGTAAAGAGCTTTGTGCAACTGACCACCCGCTTTCCGGCGGTGGCACATTTGCTAACGAGCCATCAACTGCCGCTGACCTTAACGAAACATCTTTAGAAGATGCTCTAATTAGCATTTCTGGTTTCGTTGATGAACGTGGTCTTAAAATCGCCCTTCGCGGTATGAAGCTAATTATTCCACCAGCACTTCAATTTGTTGCTGAGCGTCTAATGGCCTCTAACCTCCGTGTTGGCACCGCTGATAACGATATCAACGCTCTTCGTAGCTCAGGTATGTTGCCAGACGGTTATGTTATCAACCACTTCTTGACCGATACAGATGCGTTTTTCATTAAGACAGACGCACCAAACGGCTTCAAGCACTTCGAACGTTCACCTATCCGTACTCAAATGGAAGGCGATTTCGATACAGGTAACATGCGTTTTAAAGCTCGCGAGCGTTACAGCTTCGGATTCTCTGATCCACGTGCTGTATTTGGTTCCCCAGGAGCCTAAATAACAACACCCTTAGTTTTGTCTTTGGGTTTAAAAGGGTGGCTTTTCAGTCACCCTTTTTTCGTATATAGTTAATTAACCTTGACTGCAATTATGCAGACTCTTGCCACTACAAGGAGATTAAAATGGCAAAATCAACCTTCCAAGGCGTTGTTCGTTCTTACGGCGGCGCAAATAAACATAATGCTACCCCAGGTGTTATGGTTCAATCTGTTCAGTTTTCCTGTGACCCTACAGCAACTGGTGCAACTAATGTTCGTATTGGTACATCTTCTTCTGCTGGTCAGACTTTAATTTTACCTGCAGGTGCAATCGTTATGTCTGTTCAAGGTATTGGTGTAGCGGCTGGCGGTACTAACCCTACTGTTGATTTAGGTAGTTCTGCTGACCCTGACGGTATTGTTAATGAACTTCCAGTCGATGTAAAAGGCGAAATTACTGGTGCTAATGGTGCGCTTGTTGTAACTGGGGGTCTTGCGGCTTCTACCACAGTTACTGCAAATGTTGGTGCGTCTGCCGCTACTAGCGGTACATTTACTGGTATTTTGACATACGCTATGGCTGATGACGGAACCGAATCTGTCTAAGAGGAGGTTTTCATGGCTGGGTCTTTACTTTTTACTGCTTATAGAGACGTTGGCACTAGCGGTGCTGGTGAAATCTATGGCGGTCCAGCTCGTTTAAGACAGCTCACAGTAAATACCGAAGCGGCAGGATCTCCACAAGTTGTTTTAAGAGACGGTGGGGCTTCTGGTGCAATTAAACTTACTATTGATTTACAGGTTAGCGATACGTTTTCTGTAAATATTCCTGATGAAGGAATTAAGTTTGAAACAGATATTTATGTTAGTGAGACTGCTCTTGACGGGGTAACTGTATTCCTCTCATAGGAGCAAAAAATGGGTGTCCACGAGTTTCGTTCAGTATCACAAGTAGGTACTTCTGAACCTTTTGATCTGCAAGTTTCTCGTGGGCAAATTCCCGCGCATTCAACAGTTTTTAAGTATGGGTATAACCCTTTAATTATTAACGTCAATGAAACAATTTGGGACGCTGGCGGTACTTATTCTTATCCTGGGTCTGCTTTAGCTATGACCGCAACATCTGCAAGCGGTGCTAGTGATGCTGGTGTAACAGGCGTTATTTTCGGATTAGATAGCGATTATAATGAAGTAAATGAAGCCTTTACTTTAGACGGTTCTGGCGCATACACAACTACCCAAACTTTTTTACGAGTTTTTCGCGCTTATATAACAGGCGCAACTGCTCCTGTTGGCAATATTAATATTGCAAATGGTGGTACTACATATGCCCGTATTACTGCTGGTGAAAACCAAACTCTTATGGCTGTTTATACCGTTCCTGCTGGCTATACAATGTATATTGAAAAAGGTACAGCAACGCATGGAACGGATACTTCAGGTGCTTTTATGACCCTTCGGTTTAAAATCCGAGAACAAGGTTCTGTGTTTCGTACAGCTTATAAATTCGATATTATCGGTGATCATTTACAATTTGATTTCCAACTTCCTCTTAAAATCACTGAAAAAACAGACGTTGAAGTTCAAGCTATTTGTAGTAAAAACCAAAACAACGCTGTTGCCGCTTCTTGGCAAGCTATTTTAATTAGAAACGAAGGAAGTTTATAAAATGGCGGCTAAACGTAAACAAAAATCAGTTAGTTTATCCGTTAAACGTGGCGAAAAACTTCCCGCATCTAAAGGTGCGGGTTTAACGGCTAAAGGTCGTGCAAAATATAATAAAGCTACAGGCTCTAAATTGAAAGCCCCTCAGCCAGGAGGGGGGAAACGAAAATCATCTTATTGCTCTCGTTCAAAAGGGCAAATGAAGATGCATAATATTAGTTGTAAGAAAACTCCTAAGAAGCGTATTTGCGCGGCTCGTAGAAGATGGAAGTGTTAAAATGACCCCAGAAGAAGTATTAAAACAGCTTGAAAAACATGAAGAATCTTGCGATAAGCGGTATGAACAGATACAAAAACAGCTTACAAGCCTAGATATTAAAGTCTGGGGGATTGCTGTTTTAATAATTGTTGCTCCTTTTGCACAAAAGTTGTTTAGCTAATGGTTATGGCAAGAAGTTCTATGGCAAAACAGATTACAACGCCTCCTGGGAAAAAGAGGCGAAAAAAGGCTTCTGCTGGATATCACTATATGCCAAACGGAAAACTTATGAAAAACAGTGAACATAAAAAGAGGAAAAAGAAGCGTGGCTAAAGATGCGTGTTATAGAAAAGTTAAAGCACGATATAAGGTCTTTCCCTCTGCGTATGCTTCGGGCGCGATTGCTAAATGCCGAAAAGTGGGAGCTAAAAAATGGGGGACTGGAGGAAAAAGTAAGTCTACTAAGACTACGGTACGAAAAACTCGTAAAAAGACAACGCGGAGACGGTAATGGCTGTCAGAAAGAGTAAAAAGGGTGCGGCACTTAAACGTTGGTTCAAAGAAGAATGGAAAGATGTCCGGACGGGGAAAGCGTGTGGGCGTAGCAAGGATGAAAAACGGGGTACTCCATATTGCCGCCCCTCGAAACGCGTTAGTAAAAAAACTCCCAAAACCGCATCAGAGTTAACTTCTTCAGAAAAACGTAGTAGAATACGCCAGAAGGTTAAACTTGGACAACCTTCTAAAGGTAAACCACGGAATGTGAAACCTGTTAGAAGGAGAAAAAAGTGAGACGAAATAGTGGCGGTAATCCGTCTGGTAAACCGAAACGCATGGTCCCTGACCCTGCATATCAAGGAGTAAATATTATGGGTAAAATGTCAGATAAAGATATAGCAAGAGGTAGAGATACCGGTAAGTTAACAAATAAAGATATAGCAAGAGGTAGAAATACTGGTAAAATGTCAGATATAGATAAGGCTTATGCTTTAGCAAGAAGCACAGAAACTGGTAGGTTGTCAGATAAAGATATCAAAAACGCTCAGGAAGTTATTGAACAACTTAACCCTGGAAAATCTGTTGATGTAACCGAAATGGCTATGGGCGGTTATATGGACGATAAGATGGTTAAGAAGATGATGGGCGGCGGTTATATGAACTACAAGGATAAAATGTAGTGGCAACTTCAGGTTCAAAGAATTTTAATATCGACGTTTCGGATGCTATTGAAGAAGCATACGAACGTTGTGGCGTTGAAGTCCGTACTGGTTATCAGGCGAAAACTGCGAGACGTTCTTTGAACCTAATGTTGGCTGAGTGGGCTAACCGTGGGCTGAATTTATTTACTATTGAACAAGTTGCAACAACTCTTACGCAAGGTACTGGAAACTATACATTAGGTGCCGATACGATTGATGTTCTTGAAGTTGTTTTACGTCGTGATAATACAGATTATACAATGGACCGCATGTCACGAGGCGAGTATTTAAATCTACCTAATAAAACCGACCAAGGTAGACCTTCACAGTTTTTTGTTGACCGTCAAATTAATCCTGTTTTATATCTTTGGCAAACACCAGAAAATTCTACCGATCAAGTTGTATATTATCGGTTAGTCCGTATGGATGATGCAGATGCGTATACTAACGACCTTGAAATGCCTTTTAGGTTTTACCCTTGTATGGTAGCGGGTTTAGCTTATTATCTTTCTATGAAAATTGCCCCAGATCGGTTAGCTTTATTAAAATCTATTTATGATGAAGAATTTGCAAGAGCTG